TAGGAGCCTATACTTTTTTTGATTGCTATAACTTACCGTCATCAAATTTAACTCTTCCATTTGATCAAATTACATCTATTGGAGAGCATACATTTGATTCATGCAATTCATTAACTGAAATAAATTATCCTGTACTTACATCTATTGGCAATAATGCATTTCAACAGTGCACTGGATTAACATCAATTAATTTACCGTTAGTTGAATATATTGGAATAGCTTCTTTTTTAGCTTCTGAAAATATAAATTCGATTAATTTACCACTACTAACTCAAATAGATAGTTTAGCGTTTTATGATTGTACGTCATTAGTATCCATTAGCACTCCAAATGTTACAACAATTGGAAATGTTGCGTTTAGAAATTGTGTATCTGCGTCAATATTTAATTTTCCAAATGCTTTATATGTAGTAAATGGAGCCTTTATTAGTTGTTCATCTGCAACGTATTTTAATTTGTCTTCCTGTATTTATTTAGGAGATACTGTTCAAAATGACGAGGTATTTGGAGGAATATCTGGAAGTATCATGTCTTTAACAGTCCCTACAGCCCTAATGACTTGTTGGGCAGGAAATCCAGATGGAGATATTCAATATTTACAAGCAAATAATACAGTTACAATAGTAACAGTATAATATATTTAGAGTAGATAAACAAACTATAAAAATAAAATAAAAAAAATCAAATTAATTTTGTATATTTAATTTATATAATAAAGTTATGGAATTAACAATTAGTGAAGGAATAGTATATTTAGTAGTTACTTTAATTTTAATGGGAATTCAAGTTTGGCAGGTAAGAAAATTTCATTTACAAAATAAAGAAATAGATCTTCTTTGGGAACAGATAGGAATACTTGCTATGACTACTAGTCTTAATATTGAAAAACTTCAAAAATCAATAGATGAAAAACAATCAAAATCAAAACCAAAACCAAAAGTCTAAAGGTCTTGGAGATACTATTGCTAAAGTAACTAATTTTTTTGGTATAGATATTTTAGCAGATAAAATAGCAAAATTATTTGGTAAGGAAGACTGTGGTTGTACTAGAAGAAAAGACAAATTAAATAAACTTGTTCCTTATAAAAAAAATAAATAGTTATGAAATTAGAAAAATTTGAAAAACTTAAGGTACGATTAGAAATACTTAAGTTAGAAAAAAACTTTTTTACTTTAGATAAGGTTTTATATTATTTTTCTTTTTTAGGAAATATATTTCTTATTTATTTCGGATATTTCTTTATCAAATCAATTACAGATACCCTACCTAATTTATTTCCATATCAAAATACATTTTTAGCAATTTTTATTGCTCTATTTTTAACTGGTTATGAATTAACAAAAAGATTTGTAGTAGAACAATTTACTATTTTTACTATAAAAAGTAAATCATTTACAGCAGGATTAGTTTTTGGATTAGTAGTTTCTTTAATGTTGATAGCAGGATCTTTTTATTTATCAATTAATGGTGCTCATAGACTTGTAGATAATACCCAAACAATCGTAAGTAAAATAGATGAAACAGCATCAATAAAATTAGATTCTGTATCTAAATATTATGATAAAGAAATTCTATATTATAGGACTCAACCTGCAAAAACAAGACAAGATAGAAAATATAGAGATTCTATAGTTGCTGAATTACAAATCAGTAAAGATAAAAGACTTACAGAAATAGAAACAAAAATTAAAGCAGGTTCTAAATTAGATATAGATAAAAATAAAGAGAATGACACAGCATTTATCTTTATGACTTTTTTCTTAGAGTTTATTATAGTTTTAGGAGTTGGATTTAATTCATTCTATACAGTTGGATCATATAATGAAACAAAAACTCTTTTACAAACTCCAAAATATAAACAAATACAACTTAATTTACAACTACTTAAATTATATTATCAAGCAGGAAAAAAGAATTCTGGAGACGCAGTATTATCTGCTAGTAAATTTCAATCTATAGTAAAAAATCAAAAAATAGGATGCACTCAGTCTGAAGTAAAAAACTTTATAGTACTTTGTTTTGAATTAGGTATAACTAAAGAGATTAGAAGCAGAAAAAAAGAGTATCAAGTATCTTATGAAGAGGCTAAAGCATTGATTCTCAAGGACGAAATACTGTAAGCCAATATTTTTTTATTGTAAAATTATTTTGTATATTTGATATATGAATAAAAGTTATGTAACCGTAGACACAGTAGACAAACTAAAAAGTGTAATAGAACACATTAAAGCAAACGAAGTAATAGCGTTTGATACTGAGACAAATAGTCTTAATCCACGTAAAGGTAAAATCATAGGCTTCTCAGTCTCAGGAGAAGAAGGTAAAGGCTATTATATGCCAACTATGATATTCAAAGATAATGAGCTTCAAGACGCTATGATTGAAGATAAACTTGCTCATGATCTTGCAAAGAAAACAATATCACTACTTATTGGAAAAAAATTAATTATGCATAACGCATCTTTTGATACAAGATTCGTTAAGTGTTTTTATGGTATTGATTTACTTCCTAGTCTTTATGCAGATACGCTTTTATTAGTTCATACAGTAAAAGAAGAAGGCGCAGGTTATATGGCAGGTTCTCCATTCGGTCTTAAGGATATTGCTAAAATGATTCAAGCACATATCGGTTTAGATATTGAAAAATCTGCTAATGAAGAGCAAATAGCTCTTAAGACTTCTATTAAAGAAAATGGTGGATCAATTACAAGAGAGAGTTATGAAATATGGAAAGCAGATCTAGAACTACTTTCAGAATATGCTGCTGCAGATACTGACTTAACTTTAAGAGTTTATAATCATTTTATTAAGCAGCTTTACGCAGAAGGTCTAGAAAAGTTTTTCTTTGAAGATGAGGTTATGCCTTTATATAAAGAGGTTACTATTCCTATGGAACAAGTAGGAGTTAAATTAGATCTTCCTCTAATTAATAAAGCAAAGACTGATATTGAAATACATTTAAAAGAATATTCTGATCTTGTAATGAAAGAGTTATTACAAAATTCAGATGTAAAAGCTTGGGTAATTTATAAAGCTAAAGATGCATATCCAGCAAATAATAAAGGAACGTTTGCTCAAGAATTATGTAAAGAATTTGATTTACCTCTAGAAAGATCAGAAAAGACTCAAAAATATAATGTAAATAAATCTTCTCTAGCTAGACTTCCAGAATCTGAAGTAAAACACTTTTTGATTCATGGAGATCCTGCGGTACTAGATAAAGATTTATGTATTAAGATTAGTCTTCGTTTATGGAAAGAAGATAATGATGGAGCATTCTTTAATATACAGTCTAAAGATCAAATGGGTGAAATTGCTTTTGGTGTTCTTGGTATTAAATCAATGTCAAAGACTGCAAAAGGTAAGCCTCAATTTGATGATGATATGGTACAATCAATAGCAGAAAAATATAGTTGGGCAAAAAACCTTAGAATATATAATAGGCTACTTAAAATTAGATCTACTTATATAGAAAGATTTTTAACAGCTCAAGAAGACGGGCGCTATTATTTTTATTATAAACAACATGGTACAGTATCTGGTAGATACGGTTCTGATGCACAACAATTACCTAGACCTAAAGAGGAAGGTGATGATGATCCAATAGTTATTGAATATAATAATTTGATCAGAGCGTTCTTTATTCCAGATGGTCATAATATTTTTATTGATTGTGACTACGAATCTCTTGAGCCGCATACATTTGCTCACGTATCTGGTGATGAAGGCTTAAAAGATATCTTTAGAAATGGTTGGGATTTTTATTCTACTATTGCAATAAAAACAGAAAAGCTAAATCAATATTCGCCAGATAAAAAAGCACCAAACTATCTACGTAAACTTGATCCTAAATTAAGAAATAAAGCTAAAGCTTATTCATTAGGTATTCCTTATGGAATGGGAGCATACGCTTTAGGTATGAATCTAGGCATTCCTACAAAAGAAGCAAAAAAACTTGTTGAAGGTTATTTGAGTGGATATCCGCAACTTAGAGAGTGGATGGATTCTTCTAAAGCTCAAGCAAAAGCTGTAGGATTCGTTAAGACACAAGTTGGTCGTGTTAGACATCTTCCTAAAGTAAAAGCAATTTATGATAAAATTGGAGATGATCTTCTTGATTGGAATATCAAGAAAGAAATGGAATATCAATATGGTGTAGATAAAGTAAAAAGTCTTTCAAGAGATTATATAAATGGATTAAATAATAGTTGTAATGTTCAAATTCAAGGTCTTGCTGCATCTATTGTAAACCGAGCAGCATTAGCAATCAATAGAAAGTTTAAAGAACTCAATATACGTGGCTGGGTATGCGCACAGATCCATGATCAGTTAGTTATTGAAGTAGATCATGATATTGCAGAAGATGCGTCTAAAATAGTCCAAGATTGCATGGAGAATACTACTAAACTTAGTATTGCTTTAAAAGCGCCTCCAGCATTGGCTAAAAACCTTAGAGATGGTCACTAAAAAGAAAAATTATTTATCTCTACAAAAATTATATATATTTATAATAAAAGGTACGGTAGGCCTTTAGTTACGAAATAAACAATTATAAACCGTTCACCGGAAGGGAACACAAAACAAAAAAACATGGGAACATTAAGACCATTAGAGCTTGATCCATTCGACTTGCTCTGGAAAGACCTCTTCGAAACAGTACCACACTTCTCTGCAATTACGCAGAAAATATCGCATCCAGTAGACATTTATGAAACTCCAGACGGCATTTCTTTTGAAGTAGCTGCAGTAGGCCTAGACAAAGAAGATATTGATATCTTAGTTGATGGAGATCAGCTTCGTATTAAATATGAAAAAGTAAAACCAGTAAATCAAGAATCTGTTATTTATCGTGGAATTAAAAGATCAGGATTTGATCTAAGTTGGAAAATTTCAGTTAAATTTGAAATTTCTAAATTAGAAGCAAAACTTGAAAAAGGACTTTTAATTTTAGATATTCCTTATGCGGAATCTAAAAAACCAAAACAAATAGAAATTAAATAAAGTAAGGCCTACCTACCTAAGTTATGTTTTCAATCTGCAAAAATTTTATTAAAGTAAATGACGACTTGTTTCTAGTCAAGCGAGTTCTATTTGAAGATCGAATAAAAGATCTTGAAGGAATTAAGCAGTGGCTTGGAGCAGACTCCGTTTATAAAAAAGATAACCTACTCTATTTTTGTATTAAAATAGATGAATTAGAAATTGTAAATTAACAATATATGAATAAAATAACCCCGCTAAATGGTTTCATTTTGTTGAAGCCAATAGAAACGCAAGAAGAGACATTCGGTAATATCATTATTCCTGATCTAGGCAAAGAAAGACCTGAAATGGGAGAAGTAGTAGCAACCTCTGATATCTACAATTATCATACAGATAAATTTGTAGTATCCAATATAGAAGTAGGAGAGATTGCACTAATCCCTAAAATGGGATCTCAAAGAATTGTTCTTGACGGACAAGACTATTTCATTTGCAAAGAAACGGATATTTTAGGAATTATTGAATAAAAAAATTAAATAATATTATGAGTACAACAAAAAATGTTTTCGGAACAGAACTTAAAGAAAAGTTATTGTCCGGTATAGAAAAATTAAATGCATCAGTATCATCAACACTAGGTCCAGGTGGACGCACTGTTTTAATTCGTGAACAATCTGGAGAAGTTAAAGTTACAAAAGATGGTGTAACAGTTGCTAAAGCTTTTCATAAACTAGAAGATGATATTGAAGATCTTGGTGCACAACTTGTAAAACAAGTAAGTATTAAATCTGCAAATGAAGCAGGTGATGGTACAACAACATCTACACTTATTGCAACTGAAATTGTAAAAGCTGGATTAAAAGAAATTCGCCAAGGTTATAATGCTGTTGAGATTAAAAATGAAATTGATAAAATTGTTTTAGAAGTAATTCAAGAAATTAAAGATAAAGCAATTGAGATTTCTTCTGAAGAACAAATTAAACAAGTAGCAACTATTTCAGGTAATAATGATCCAGAAGTTGGAAATTTAATTGCTACCGCAATTGATAAAGTTGGTCGTGAAGGTGTTGTAACTATTGAAGAATCTAAGACTGGTGAAACCGCTCTTGAAGTTGTTGAAGGTATGCAATTTGATCGTGGATATAAATCTCCATACTTTGTTACTAACAACACAACAATGCAAGCAGGACTTGAAAATCCTTATATCTTATTGTATGATGGACGTATTACAACTGCACAAGAATTGCTTCAAGTACTTACAAAAGCAAATTCAGAAAATAAATCGCTATTAATTATTGCAGAAGATATTGGAGATGAAGCTCTAGCAACGCTGATTGTAAATAAAATGCGTGGCATTATTCAAGTATGCGCAGTAAAAGCACCAGACTTTGGTGAAAGAAAAACCCTGATCTTAGAAGATATTGCTATCTTAACCGGAGGTCAAGTTGTTTCTAAAGATAAAGGGCATAAGCTTGATAAATTAACTCCAGCACAACTTACAGATTTCTTAGGTACTGCTAGAATGTCTACCGTTACTAAAGAAGAAACTACTATTGTAGATGGTAAAGGAGACGAAGCTAAAATTGAAGCTAGAGCAATTGAGATCAAAGATCAAATTGAAAAAGCTACTTCATTTTATGAGAAAGAAAAACTACAAGAAAGACTTGGTAAATTGATTGGCGGTGTTGCAATTATTTCTGTAGGTGGTAATTCTGATATTGAAATTAAAGAAAAGAAAGACCGAGTAGAAGACGCACTATTTGCAACTAAAGCAGCGCTTGAAGATGGAGTAGTTCCAGGAGGAGGTACAGCATTGTATCAATCTTCTCTTAATCATAGAGCAGAGACAAGTGTTAATGTTGCAATTGCTAGGTCAATTTTATTAGATGCACTACAAGCTCCATTTAAGAAAATCCTTGATAATGCAGGAGTAAAAGATTGGTGGAATTATATTCCAAGTGAATTAGTCAAAAATAAAATTTATGATGCAAAGAATCATAAAATGGTAGATGCTTTTGAAGCTGGTATTATTGATCCTGCAAAAGTGGTTATCACAGCGCTTAAAAATGCTGCATCGGTAGCCGGAACAATTCTAACAACAGAAAGTGTTATTTTTGAAAAATTAAATAAAGATGAGAAACCAGCAGATCCTATGATGGGTATGATGTAAAAATAAAGCCCCACTTTAGTGGGGTTTTTCATATATTTATTATAGTAAATAATAAAAAATGAAATCACAACTAAACGAAGTAAATAAGCTACAAAAGACAGCGGGTATTAAAATTAATGAATTGTTTGGCAAAGCGTCTAAAGCGCCAGATGATCAAATAAATTACCTTTCTTCGGTTTTTAATTTCATGCCTGATGATGTAGTCTATGCAGCAGAAGACTTAGAAAAAGAATTAAAAAAAGTAGGCGTAAAATTTAGTGGTGAATTAATAAATGCCATAAAAGACTTAGTCGTAGCTGCTAGAAATTCAAAATAAAAAAATAAGTGAAGCCCCACTTCGGTGGGCTTTTTTATTATACTTAATAGATAAAGTTTCTAAGTAATTAGAAATTGTTTATATTTGAATAAATAAACAGGTTATGAAAGCAGCAATTATAGGAATGCTAAATAATGTGAGTAACAGTCAAAATCATCATGGCGGAGGTTATTCACGAATCATGGTTAGAATACTAAAAGAATCCATTCCAGAAGTAGAATTTACACTTAATCCAGAACCTAGTACTTGGAATGAGTATGACTGCCTTTGCATTTTAGAAGGAGTCAACTATCAAGAAAATACTTTTAATTTTATTGGAGGTCCTCAACCTGAACATACTGAAAAGCTAAAAGCTATTCTTGATTATAAAGGTACTATTAAATTTATTAATAAGTCATTAGACTTTTCTCAATTCAATAAAAGATTTGCTCTTGAAGGAGAATTTCCTACCGGTAAAACTATTGACTTTGCTACTAAGTATGGTGAAAAAACTAAAAAAATAGTTGTAGGAGATTCACATTCACTTAGTGTTTGGAAGCCTGGTTTTGGTATTAATAGAACAGATGGAAAAACTTTATTTGGCTTCTTAAAAGATGCAGACTCTTTAGTTGAAGAGTGGAATCAAAAGTATGATGAAGTAATTTTATACTTTGGTAATATTGATCTTCGTTTTCATTTAATGAGACAAGAAAATCCAAGAGCTGCAGTAGGAGATCTATTTAGAAGATATATAGAGTTTGCTAAAAAATTAAATAATGCAACTCTAGTTAATTTATTGCCTGTTGAACATGAAAGTCGTAAATTACCTGGTACGGGTTTATATCTTAAACAACCATTTTTTGGAACAAGACAGGAGCGAATGAATTTAAGAGACGCCGCAAATAGAATCCTTAATAATTCAGGACTCAAAACAATTCAATGGCCTGATGAATGGATTGATGAAGATGGAATAAAAATGTTTGAGTGTATGGAACCTAAACAATCTGTACATTTAAAACCTAAATATTATATGTTCTCTAACGAATTTATTAACTAATGCAAAAATTTATAATCAACGAAAAGTTGCTTGAAGCCTTAGATGAGTACGATAAACGTAGTCTATTAATGCAACAGCATGGTAGTTTAAAACTTCCATATCAAGGAGATCTATATAAAGATGTAAATGATGATCTAATTTATTATGTACCTATTTATGATACTGCGCATCGTAGATTTGCAGCATTCTGCGCATTTACAGAAGCAGTATGGTATAAAGAAAAAGATATAAGAGGAATGGGTAACTACTTTACACATCATAATATTAAAGATGAATTTGATTGGTTCATGTTATTCTATTTATTTAGATTATGTGGATCAGGAATTAATTATGTTCCTAGATATAAAACAGATCATATTAAAGATATATTAGGAACGCATGGTTTTGGTAACTTCTGGATTGTAGATTCTATATTAAAAGAACATTATACATGGCCAGAATGGAAACAAGACCTTCGTAATCGCATAACTCCATTTACAGATAACAAAGGATATCTACTTCCTCAATTTACATTTGAAGGTGAAACTAGAGGACACTTAAGACGTTTTATTATTGATCACGCAGAAGGTTTAGTTCGACATATCTATGAAGCTGTTACTACAAAAAAACTTGACATCTATCAAGTAACTGATATAGGTAATGAATATCTAAATAACATAGGATTTAAAAGACAGAATTTTGTTGTAACTGCATTTGCAGCAGATCTAGCAGAATATTTTCCTCAATATGTAAATCCTAAAGGTTGGGTATATGCCGGAACAAATGCAGTTCGTTGTATTAAAGCAATATTTCCTAAAGTAAGTCCTAAAATAAAAGAGTTCGAATATATTAATGAAGTACTACAATTCTTATCAAATAGATATAACTTAAATCCTATTGATTGTGAAGATAGTAGAGCTTGTGACGTAGTAAGATATTTTCAAGAATATCAGTCCGAAGATCATATTATTAAAAACAATGGTAGAAGAATGTATAATAATTCAATTCTCAAACAAACGTGGGGTCATGATAAATACTATGACTTCGCAACTAAATTAAAATAAAACAAAAAAATGAAAAAAATCACAATCATAGTAGTAGGTCTACTAGTAACATTATTCAGTTGTAAAACAAAAAATGAAGACATTAAATTTGATAAAGCTGTAAAAATTCACCAAGGATCTTTTGCATTCTGTGGAGCATCAGCAGCAATTCCTACTGGAAAAAAGATTATTGTTCAAGGAGTAGAATATGATGAAGGATGCGCTGTATGTCCTGTATTAACAGGTCCATCTATTTCTAATTTAGTAATGGAAGGTGTAAGCGGAACTTATGGAAAGTTTAATGTAAATAAAAACTTTCAAACTCCTGATGGAAGTGATACTACAGTATGGTCTTTATTTTGGTATTATGATTCAACAACTACAGTACCACAATTTAATCCAGCAACTAAAGAGTGGGAATTTTTACCTCCTGTAAATCGTTCGTTTATTGTAAATTTAGATTCTCCAAGTACGAGTGAAAGTAATATGTTTGCAATGCCAGGAGTTATCTTTGATACAACATCTACTGGTATTATATTAGCAAGAGTATATGGACCACTTAATGAAGCAGCAGTTCCATTACGTAAAGCAGTTCCTGTTACATCTGGAATGAAATCTATTACTGCAGCTAAAGAAGGATTTCCATATCCAGTAGGAACCCCAGTGCCTATTATTGAATTAAGCAAAGAACTTCAAAAAGAAGAAAAAAAATAACTAATGTTTTTAAACAAAGCTACAGATCAATCAAATTTAGACATGTCAGATGGTAGAGATCTAAACTACTATCTTGAAATGACAAAAGACTATAAACATGATTTTCAGTTTGAATTAAAACAAGCAGAAGGTTTTACTATAGTGGATGATGGAACATTTCAATACGGAAGTAAAGCTAAAATGGCCGACTTCATGATTAGTCAAATAAAAGAAGATACTTTAATTTATGTAGCACCAAGAACAGGTTATGCTCCGTATTCACTTACCTATCTTGCAAAGAAGTATAATAAGAAGTTGATCCTATTTATGCCTGCATCTAAAGCCGCATCAGACCACCAACTAAGAGTTATTGAAGATGGCGCAACTCCCATATTTTTAAAAACTCCTGCTATGCCTACTATTAATATTTGGGCAAAAGAATTTGCAAAAAAGATAGGAGCAAAATATCTACCATTCGGACTTAAACATGAGCAAGTTGTAGCTGGTGGAGTAAGAATATTCCATGATGCATTTAAAGATAAAATAATTCCAAATATGTGGACTGTATTTTCTACAGGAGTTTTATCTAGAACATTACAAATCGCTCTACCTAATACAAATTTTAATGCTGTAGCAGTTGCAAGAAACATACAGCCTGGTGAATTAGGTAGAGCTAAGTTTTATACTCACCATAAAGACTTTCTAAAAAATGCTGAAATAGAAACTCCATTTGATTGTATAAAAACTTATGATGCAAAAGGTTGGGAATACATGAAAAAATATGGACACTTAAAAGATTGGTTTTGGAATGTAGCTAGAAATATGCCAAAGCCAACAATTAAGCCAAGTGATATTGATTCTCAACGAGAGTGGGGCGATAAGTCTGATATTATTAAGTACTTAGGAGAATAGTTTTATTAGATTAATAAATTTAGTTATATTTACTTTATGAATATATTAGAACAAGCAAATGAGATCATTTATAAAAGAAATGAAGAAAAAGCTAGACAGTATGGACCAATGCAAGAAGGCATGCAAGAAGCGGCTAAGATAGCCTCTCTATTGTCTCACAAAGAAATTACTGCTGTAGATATGTACAATTGTATGATAGCCTTAAAACTATCTAGACAAGCATATAATCATAAAGAAGACAATTTGCTAGATGCAGTTGCATACATGGCATCATTAAACGATTATCAAAATAATTTACAAAATGAAAATTCTAAAGACGAGAGACGTAAAGACACCAAGTAGAGGAACATCTGAAAGTGCTGGTATAGATTTTTATGTGCCTAATGATTTTGAAGATGTAGTATTACAACCAGGAGAATCAGTATTAATTCCATCAGGAATTAAAGCTCAAGTTCCAAGAGGAAATGCATTAATTGCATTTAATAAATCTGGAGTTGCTACTAAACAAGGTCTTATGGTTGGAGCTTGTGTAGTTGATGAAGACTATGAAGGAATTATACATCTTCATATGACAAATACATCAAATAAAGAACAGCTTATAAAATCAGGACAGAAACTAGTACAATTTATTTTACTACCTGTAAACTATTCTGAAGTACAAGAAGTACATGAATTACAATCTAGAAATACAGAAAGAGGATCCGGAGGATTTGGATCAACAGGACTTTAAAATTATAAATCATCATGCTTGAATTCAAACATCCAATACCAGTAATAGTAGAAGGAGGAAAAGAGGGGTATGCTATTTATGTTGTTAATGGTGGAACATTTGAAAATGATATATGGTGTATTGTATTATGTGATGGTGGAACAGTTAGACATTATAGAAGCGATCAAATTAAAATACACCATAATTCAACTTTAGATTTATCAAAAGATGAAAAAAATAATAAATAAATTTGGACTAGAATTAGAAATAGGAGACAAATTATTAATAATAACAGATAGAATAGATGATAAAATGCTAGCAAATGTTAGTCTAAATGAAATAATAACAATAACTGGATTCTCGGATAACGGAAAAATAATGTATCATCATAATTCTTTAGCATTACCAGTAGATTGTGATATTTACAAAAAATTAGAGCGTGATAAAAACAATGAATAAATTAGACAAAGTATTTATTAACATAGCAAAGGAAACATCTACTCTGTCACACTGCGTTCGATCTAAGGTCGGCGCAGTTTTAGTTAAAAGTGGAAATATAATTTCTTTTGGTTATAATGGAACTCCTGCAGGAATGAATAATGAGTGTGAAGAAAATGATGTTACTCTATCTCATGTTATACATGCTGAAGTAAATGCTATTCTTAAAGCGGCAAAAACAGGAAACTCTGTAGATGGATCTACTTTGTATCTAACTCTTTCACCATGTTTAGACTGCTCTAAACTTAT